GAAAGTTTGAATGTGGATGGCATGAGATTATGAGCCTAGAACCAAGATGTTGACGTTGAGACCGTTGGTTCCGTTAAGGAGAACAGTCAGCGTTTGGGTCGTTGCCGACTTCCTGCCGGTCGGCGTGCTGTAGATAAATGAGCCACCCTCGTAAATCGGCAGCGGAACCGACGTGTTGGTCACAACTCCGCCAAACCCGTTGCTCTGGATCTGCGCGCAGATCAGGCCGGTGATGGTCCAGTCGGCCAGGGTGCCAGTGCCGCCAATCGTGTCCACCGCCACTGCCAGCGTGGTCGAGCTGTAGCTGCTGACAACGCCTTCCATAAAGTTTGCAGCGTTGGCCGCCGATGTAGCGCGCACCCGCTGCCCGACGATGTAGCCAAGCGATGGCAAGACAGTAAAGCTCTTGGATGCAACCTCGATGGCCAGCGAGGTCGTAGAGGTTGCAGTCGGACGGACTGAAGTAGGAGCAACCGCTGGATCTCGCCGGGTCACGGTGATATAAAGACCGCGCCAGTAGTTGAACGCCAAGGTAGCATTCGTGATTGGATTCGTCAGTGCAACGGCAGATCCGCCATTCAGTACCGAGTTGACCGTTGTGCCGCTGGTGGCCAGCGTATTGGCTCCAGTCCCAGGCACTCCAAACACCTCGAACACACCAGAGATTAAACCTTCTTCACGCACGACCGAATCCGGCACCTGCTGAGTTGCGGAAGGAATGACCGAGTTGCCCGGAAAACTGTTTTGCGCTTTAAGCGTCAACGCGAAGATGTTCGGCATGAAAACACGATGGATGTCAATCTTAGATGAAGGTGACAGTCGGTAGGCTGATGAACACGCTGCCGACTTGATGGTGCGTAATAGTCGATCCGGATCGGGTTAGAAGCCGGAGATTAGCGGTTGTCGCACTAGAAGAGGGCTTGCTGGCCGACACCACGAGCGACGCACTCGATACCGTCCATTTGCGGATATTTGCGGCAGCCTTCGTGTAGTTTAGGAATTGCACAAGCAAGCCCTCTTCGCCGCCTTCACCGTACCCGCCCTCTCCCCCATCTGCTGCATTTTTTGGTTCTGAAGGTGGCGAGTTTGTTCCGCCGAGACCACCAGCGCCCCCAGTGCCAGGAGAACCGCTTGATCCATTCCCGCCAGCCACGCCATTTGCGCCTTCTCCTCCTGTCGTCTTGCCGCCGCATCCGCCACCACCGCCACCGCCGCCACCGCCACCCGTGCCGCCGACGATGGTTAGCGTTTCTTGATCCGCAGTTGAAAGTGCTCCGACCACTTGACTTGTTGATGGCGTAATTCCGATCTGAAGCCAAATAGAAAAGCCGCTTGCTACAGCCAGCGTTGCGCCAGCTACCGTCGCCACCGATTCAGTCCACCCGCCGCTACTGGGGTTGTTAGGGGTGTAAGTGCTCCACGAGACGCCAAGCACCTTGCCTCCTTGAATGACGACGTTCTCACCGGACAGAACGCCCGTGAAGTCGATAACGCTGGCCGTAGCGGTTGCCCGGCCCTGCTTGCTTGAGACGATGATTCCCTCCTCGGTCTCTTGCAGCGTGATTCCGTTGCCAGCGATTGGCATCTGCTCATAAATGGCTTTGCGAAATAGCGCCAGCGTCTTTCCCTTGAGAAAGTAGTGCAGGTTGCCAAAGAAATTGGGAAAATCAGGAAACAAGAGAGCTGATAAAGGTAGCTGCTGGCAGCGTTACGTGGTACGAGCCCGCATGATATTGAGTGATCACGCCGCCCGTTTGTGAGGCAATGCGGACGTAAATGTTTGTGGCTGGCGAGGATGTTGGCTTGTTTGTGTGAACCTCAAGACTGGCAGACGTGATCTGCCAGCGGCGGAACACCATTGAAAGATTCGTGTAGTGATTAAACGATTTTGTCTGCCCGTTTCCGCCGTCTGCCCCGTTGCCCCCATCTCCACCTTCTGCTGGTGTTCCTGATTCGGAGATTGATGTAGAATTAACTCCTCCAGGCGTATAATAGCCGGGAGATCCGGCGGTTTGCCCAGAAGCTGATTCACCAGTATTGCCAGCATAGCCAGCCGTACCATCTCCACCGGCGCCACCACCGCCCGCGTCACCACCCGCACCGCCGCCACCGGTCGTTACCGACAAATTTGCCGCGCCTGTAGCCGACAACGCGCCGCTCATGTTTACATCGGTTTGCGAAAGCTGGATGCGCAGCCACACGCTTTGTCCGTCCGCCACAGCCAGCGTAGACGGCCCGACAGTAAACTGCTCCGCCAGCCAGTCAGTCGGCAGCGGGTTACTCATGGTTGGCGTTCCCCATGTGGTGCCAATGACTCGACCGACCGTAATATCGAGAGAGTTGGTGGCCGGTAGTGACGCCTTGAAGTCGTGATTGATTGCGACCGTTGGCGCCACCTCCACCTGCTGGTCGGCATGAAGGAGAATCCCGGCATTTGTTTCCTCTAGCCGGATGTTGGCGCCTTCGATTGGCGTCTGCATCTTGATGCGCCGCACGATCTTGTCCAGCGTCTTGCCGGTCAAGACGTAAACGTCGCCAAGCTTAAAGTTGGGGATGTCCGGAAGCATCAGGCGATGATAAATGTGATGGCCGGTGGTGTGATAGAGATACTGCCCGCCACATGCTGCGTGATGCTGGTTCCGCTAATGGTCGCCAGTTGAATCCACGAAAGCGCCTCGCTCGATGCGCCCTTCGCCGTGTGGATTGAGATGCCGTTAATCGACCACTTCCGAATCTGAGCGGTTGCTTTGGTAGCGCGTGTGAAGGTAACGCTGCCCCCCTCTCCGCCCGCACCGCCAGCCCCGCCTGCTCCACCGCTGGCGCCGTAGCTGTTGCCGAGTCCGGTCACCCTAGTCGGCGGAGTTGCAAGAATATCCTCCACGATGCCTCCTTGACCACCAATTCCGGTGAAGTCTCCGCTGTCTCCGCCGGAGCCGTCTCTTCCTACAATGTCTGGGTACACTCCGCTGTCAGCACCGCCGCCGCCACCTCCACCTCCTCGTCCGCCCGCAGCACCTGAGATGTTGTAGGTGGTCGTGCCGAGTGGGCCGGTCGTAGTAGTGTCGCTCTCCGACCACAGCACGCTGAGCCAGACTTGTGTCACCGTGCCGGTCAATGTGCCGCCGATGTAGTTCACCTCTTTTTGCCAGTCGCCCGGCGTCGGATTGTCGCCCAGAATGGCGCCCCAGAGAGGGTACAACAGCTTGCCGGGTGCGACGACCACATTCGTGCCATCAAGCGACACAGCAAAGCCTAGAGCGAAAGGAGCGGCCACTCCGCCGGAGCCAAGGCGGTCGATGATTTGGCCGTCCTTGGTCTCGGTGATAATGACCGTCTCTGAGCTGAGCAGCCGCTGCATCTTGATGCGATCGACCAGCCGGTTGAGCAGGAAGCCCGACCGCCCACCGTTGACCTTCGGGTCGATGATTGGGAGTTCTGGCAGCATCAGCCCGGCATGTACTGATAGATGTAGACCATCGACTGTTTGACGAGGTAGATGGAAACGCCATCGCCGTTGATCGTCTCAATCTCCAGTCCGTCCTGAATCCATCCGTATGGATAATTGTAGATCGGCGTTGAGGGAAGAGAGGTGAACGGGTTTGTTGGGAACGGTGGAAGCGGGCCGAGAGCAATAGCGTTTTCTGGCCTTGTTGCAGTGTTTGGGAAAAACTCCGTTACTTGGTGAAACGTGCAGCTTAGGTTAATGTACTGGCCTTGGATCTCGCCTTCAATAGATGTGCCTGGCACTGTGCCAAACCCCGTCTTGTAGCTCTGGATCTTGCTCGATACCGTGCGCTTCACTGCCTGCGCTCCAAGTAGCCCCGCCGCCTGCACGTCGAATGAGTAAATGTTTGATCCTTCCTGCGTGACGGTGACGCCGTTGAAGTACATGTTCGGATAGAACGCTGGCTGCATCCCGGTCGCGAAGTGCGTCGCTGCATACGTTGCAGGCGTGTCGGTCCGCCCCCAGTACTTCAGAGTCATTGTGTCCCAGCCGCTCTCGGACACGGACAAGCGCAGGCCGTTCTCGGCTAGAACTGGGTCAGTTGATCCCGGCCAAAATGTTTCAGTGGATGAAATTGGCATGGTTAAGCGGTCGCGAGACGGGTTAAGACGTTAAAAATACCTTCAAGAGTGGCGTTAGCTTTTTTCTGATCCTCATTGCCAACCTTCTCTTTTGCCATTTCCCGCCGCAATCTTTCCTTGTTCATAAACGGATCAATGTTGCCTTCTTTCTGCATTCGCTTCCACTCGTCGTTCACTTCTTTTTCAAACATCCTCCTACCCACAAGCCTTTCCGCTCGTTTGCGGTCGTTCTCTTCACGCATCTGCGCTCTGCGCTCTCTTGGCCCAAGCATTTGCTGATTTACGTCCTTCTCAAACTGTGCTTTTTTCTTTTCTAGAATGGATTTTTCTAATCCGTCTTTTTGCTTCAAAAGACCTAATGCCCTGCCGACAGCGGTCGCATCGGCTTCAGTCAAGGCTGTTCCGTCCTCTCTTGCTTTGTTCAGTTTCAAAATAAGATCGTTCATATGGTAAATGGATGCGATCTCCTTGTTTACCATGTCGAGCTTAGTCTGATCGTCCTCGACGTTTTGAGTGCTGAGCGACATCACTTTCATCCGTTCGTTTAACGTCTTAATGTATTCAGCCTCTCGCTTTATCTTGTCGGCGGTCGATTTCTTTTCATCAGCTTCTTTTTTCTCGGCGTCGGTTTTTGCTTGTGATTGCGCAGCCGTCAATTTCTCCTGCATTTTTATCGAAAACGATAAAGCGTCCCGATAGGAGTTTAATTGATCCTCGTTTATTAAAAACGTCTCATAGACAGAAATCAAAGCCTTCCGAAAATCATTGGCTTTGGTAATCCCTTCGTTTACGCCGCTTAGGAAGGAAGAGAGAAATCCATTCTCGTCAGCCATTATTGACGCCATCGTCATCTTTATCTTTTTTAGCTCTTCGTCTAATCCGGCGGCCACCGGCTGAGCATTAGCCATCCCGTTCAGGATTTTGTCTGTAAATTCCTTCGCAGAAAGGTCCATCTTTTGCAGCTCTTCGGTATTGCTTGTCCCGAACGCCTGTTTCATCAGATTGCGAACGGTTGGCAGCCGCTCCGCAATCTGATTGATTTCCTGAGCAAAGACTTTGCCTTTTGAACTAATCTGAGAAAACGCCAAAATAATACCCTTCATTTGTTCGCCACCACCGCCAAACGCTGCGACATTTTTCCCCAGCGTTTGAATGTGCCCGGTGGCTTCTTCCGCTGTGTAGCCCATCGTTTGCAGTCGGATCTGCGCATCAACTGTAGAGGCAAGATCCATGCCTGGCTGCAAAGCGACCTTTTGCAGCTCTTTGAATTTCTTGCCTGCTGATTCAATCCCGCCCGTGACTAGCGATAGCTGTCTTTTGTATTTTTCAAAACTTACAGTGCTCTCTATAATTTTGTCACCTAAAATGCCAACAGACGCGCCCACCGCACCAAACGCCGCCACATTGCGCAGCGTGTTGAATTGATTCGACATCCGCGACACAGCGGAGTTTGACGCAATGATTGCGCGATTGAGTCCGCCTTGAAAGTCGGCAGAGTTCAGCCTAAGTATTGCATCAAGAGAGACCATTGCTGATTGTCAAATGTCAAGCCTACGCCAAGGCTTGTCTTTTAGCATTTTACGAACGTCAGCCATTGCAAGGCTTTCTCTCCCGTCGCTTGGCCATTGAGTCTCATTGCCCTGCATCAGGTAAGAGACGTGCATGTAGGCCAATCCTCGTGACAAAGGAAGATCCCACAGGATGGAATCTTCATCTAGCCCGGTCATTTGATGCACCAACGCGACGTAATAGGCTGACCAGACCGGATACGCTAAGGCTTTTTTACCTCAACCCCTTCCGCCGGCAGAACCTCGGACTGATTCGCAGATGAATCGTTCAGGATTCTAATGCCAAGCGAAATAGCTTCAGACTCCAGCCTGATCGGCACTTTTTCATCGCACCAGTCCTCAAAAGCGTCTAGCACGGCCTGCATTCCTTGTGACCTCACCTGCTTTAGATCCGCCTTGGGTGTCGAGCAGACAAAGATGATGGCTTTTGCTAAAGGTGTGAACAAAACCACATCATCAAAGCACTGGCTCAACAAAGGGAATCCGGCCTTGTGGCACAAGGATGACCACAGATCTTTTCTGGCTGAAGTCAGCCCTTCAAACTGTTTCCCGTCCCATGAATAGCCGCTGTTGAATGCGGCTTCTCTCTTTTTCTCAGCGGCTTCCTCCGTAGGAAGGTCAAGGATTGAAATGTTTCTTTCGGCAAGTGGCGTCATGGTCGGCCAGTATGCAGGAAACGCTCTGCCATTGCAAGCCCGTCGCCGGTGATATTTTCCCGCACGTAGGCCGTCCGCTTGCTTCCCTTGATGCTAATCAAGATCATGCGTTCCGCTGCCTGCACCGCACGGGCCACGGCGTGCCGGTTCTTGACGGCGGTAATCGCATAGAGCAATGGGTGCTCTGGGTCGAGCTTTTCAAGGTCTCCGCTCTTTAGCAACTTCATCAGCTCCCCTGTCCGGTAGGCCGGATTTGTGGCGCTTTCTGTCGCCAGAAAGACGGTGACGTACTCCTTGCCTGTGTCCGCCCGGACTTGAACGTCCGGCTTCATTGGCACGCCGATTGTGCCAAAGGCTGCTGCCAAGTCTAGGTCGTTACAAGGAATCCAAGTGTGCATCCATTAAACAAATGGATATTGCTTCACTGTAAAGGTCGTCTTTGCAATTTCTTCGTTCGTCTCTGAGCGCGTCGGGTCAAGATAAACCATAACGCCGTCGGTAGGCACAAAACCAAAAGTGTCGGCTGTAAAGTTGGCCAAGGTCATGACTTGTTCGCCAGGGTGACCATTGGAAAGCGATCCGGTTCGGTTGCTGATATAGCCGTCAAAAGCAAACGAAATGGTCGGATTGCGGTACTCAAGCGCAAAAGTCACGCCGCGCGCGTCCATGTAGGCTTTTTCATCCCGTGTGGCTGTGGTGGTCAGTGACTGCACCAGAATCTCTGGCGTAGTTGGATTTGATTCATTCAACAGAGTAGTTGAAGGAATGTTCCCATAGCGGATGATTGCATCGACGGCGGCCATATTATTGAGGTGTGTGTCAATCTTACTGTTCTGTCGTAGCGCAAACCACGGTGAAACTGTACTCGGTTGAAATCTCGTCTTCGCTCATGGTTCCGTTTGCCTGAGATTTTGCATACATCTTGACGACGTAAATATCCTCTCCGTTGTTGATGGCGTTGATCGCATCAGGTAATGACAAACCATTCCAGACGCCAAAAAGTCGCGCACTCAGATTCTCAGCCCGCAGCTCGTGCCTAGGCCGTGTGTCACTGCCGAATGTCTGATTTGCCTCTTCCCTGTCCTCGACCATGGCCACCGTGATCCCGACGCGAAAAGCGTTGGTGCCCGGAAAGACTTCCTGATTGTCTGTGGCCTGCACTGAGAAAAACGGATATTTCTCCTGCGTGAACTCTCGCCCATTGCGCGCAGAAAAGCCTAGGAACAATGGAAGCGAAATCAGGTCACTCGTAAGGATGGTACAGATGCGGCGTTGCAGCCTGTCGCCGGGATTGATTGGATAAGTGTTCATTACGCGAAGCCTGTTTTTTTGGCTATTCTTTCCAGATCTTGATTCATGAACTTGATGAAAATCGCTGTCACTTCTGGAAGAGCTTCACGAAACGCTTCAGGGGCCAGTTTTGTGGCGCCTTCTCGTGCATTGCGAGCAAACGCTTCGACCTTAAAAAAAGCTGATTCAGTAGCCAGTTTGCCTTGGCTTCTGTTTTTGAAAATTGTTTGATTTCTTGGATTTCTTTTTGGCGGAACCTTGAAAAGTTTATAGGCTGGAATAAATCCAGCGCGCAGAAAATTCACTGAGTTGTTTTTGGCGTTGAAGAAATTGTCTATTTTTTCGACGACATTGACTGGCACCGGCCTTCCTGATTTCTTCAAGCGATCAAAAATAATAGCTGCGGCCACTGTATTATTGTAACGGCCTAAGTTGTTTGATTTCTTAGGGTTTTTGGCCCTAGCCATCAAGTCCCTTGTAACACGTTTTTGGCCGGGCGTTTTCTTGATGATTCGCGTTGCGGCAAATGGCAGCCAATACCTCATGGCCTTGTTGACCACCTCGGCATCAGTCTTGTTCTTCATCTGCGCAAATTTTGAAAGAGCACGACGCAGCGCCACATCCTCCACTGTGAGCGTCACGCTCATGCTGCTGTTGCCTCCTTGTTCGGGTCAATAAGGTCAAGAGCATAGAACGGGCGGATCGTATTCGTCTGAATGCTGTCGATGCGCAGAATGGCTGCCGTCGCCAAAACCGTTCCAAACTTCACCTCGTCACCGGTCTGCGGAACGATTGTAAATGCAGCCTTGGTAGCGTTCACGGTCAGGGTTTGATCCTTGACTACTATTGATGCGAGCAGATCGCGCTGTGTGCGCCCCGTTGATTCGTAGCACGGTATCTGCGCGCCGTTGTGCCAGACGTAGAGCATAGCCGTGTCTGATACCGTCCCAAACTTGGTGCGGATGCGTCCATGAGCGGATGCGATGCGTTGAGCGTAGGTCATACAAAAAAAGCGGCTGACAAGGATAGAACCCTGTCAGCCGCCCACGATGATGACAACACCTACACCAAAAATTAGGTCAGCAGCTTGACGGAGGCAGTGCCACCGGCATTAGCAGCTGATGTGGTAAACTTGACCCGCAGGAACTCAAGTGTACCAGCCGGCAAGCGAACGCGGAAGCTAGTGGCTGGAGCCCCAGCACCACCCGCGCCGGTCACAACTCGTGAAATTCCAAGAGCAGTGCCGGTCGGAGAGGCAGCAGCGCCGTTCAGCACAAGCGCCGTGACGGTTGCGCCGTTAGCAAGCTGACCCACCGTAAAAGCAGGGAAAGCAATTTCTAGCTCATGCTCTTCGGGAAGGAAACCTTTGCTGTTGGTGCCGAGGTCAATATCAGCGGTAAACGCATCGGTTGCTGTGGCCGGGATGGTGGCCGTAACGCTAAGCGTTGCGTCCTGAATGTTTCGAGTAAATTCGTTAGCCATTGTAGTAATTCTTTAGAGTTTAGAAGCTCAATTATTCAGCGATACCGATCGAGTCGGTGATGACGATTGCGATGCCGTTGGACTCAGTTGGCAGAGGAGCAAAGATCTCAGAACCGCTAGAGGTTTTGACACCGTTCTGAACGCTGGAAGCGGACCGGCTCACTTGGAGCTGGTAAGCGGACCGGCGGTTCATCAGCCAGTAATTAGGCCGGTAGCCGACTGGGTACTTGCTGAGCAATTCAGCCAGTTTCCCGTCGGTGACGCCACCGCCGGAGTTTGAGCCAACGCTATTCAAGCGACCCACGCTGTATTTGCTGCCGACTTGCATCCCGACCCAAGCTGTCAAGTTGGCAACGTGAGCAGGATAGACAGAACCAGTGCCTACGTTTTCGATACGCCACTCACCAAGTTCAAAGGTGGTGCCGGCGCCGAACACGAGCTGCACGCCTTGCGTGTCCGTATTAATGCCGTACACCGATGACAGATCAGCACTGCCGCCAGCGCCAACCACAAGGCCGGAGTTGAACGCGGTATGGATCGCCTGCAAGCCGGGAAAGCCTTTGGAATCAACGCTGGTGCCGTAGATGACTTGTGAGCCCAGCTCAATCATCGCTTGGCGCATGACGCCAACGGATTCCACGTCCTTCCAAGCCTGCTCCCCGTCCTCGTAAGCGCGAGCCACCGCAACGTCGGCCTGAACGGCTCCGCTGAGAATGTAGCACTCAATGAGCTGGCTTTCGAACTCCGATTTCGTCGGGGTCGAACCTTCGTTGGCGGCGCGGAAACCGACACCAGGATACTGAACGCGCGAGGCGATCTTGTACGAGGTGCCGCGAATGGTGCGCGCTGGCATGATCTGAACCTCGGGAGCGTAGGTCAGCGTTTCTTCAATCAGTCCGACGATGGTGTCGGAGCCGTTGAGCTTTGCAATATCGAGAAGATTGGCTTGTGGCATGGTCTTGAGAGAAAGTTGTTATGAGTTGGCCGAAACGTAGGCCGCTTCGGTTGGGAATTTTTCGGTGAACGCACGAACCGCCTTCAGACGATCAAGGCCGGTGGCGGTTCCGATGGCTTGATTCTTGGCTTCGTGGTAGGAGATCGCTGGAACCTTAACTTCTGGCTCGTTGATAGGAGCGGCAAAAGCAGCAGGAGCAGGAGCGGCGGCGGCGAGGCGAGCTTGCAGCTCAATGTCGCTGTTACCAGCCTGCAACGCTTTCAGGTCAGCCTTGAGTGCCTCGCACTCGGCCAGCACTTTTGCGTTGTCGGCAGCAAACTGTGCAGCCACTTCGTCGAACTTAGCAGTGAAAGCGGCGAACTGCTCCGCGATCAAAGCGGAGAAATCGACTTGTGGTTCTGGCGCAGGCGCCACTGGGTCAATAGGCATAACATCTTCATCACTGTCAATCTGATCAGCCGAGAACACGCCGTCTGCGTTAGCGGCGGGAGTGTCCACAAAGTCTGCCGAGTATAGACCGCGCGGGCGGGTCATGTAATTGCCGCTCTCTTTGTCCAACTCTGGCGCATCCGCTGCAAACATCAAGCTCACGCCAAAAGCTGACGGGATTTCATTGATCATTTCAAGGAGCATCTCTTTTCCGCTGTGCGCCTCGAACAAGGTCAGGTCAGCCAGCAGCTTGCCTTTGCTCACCCGGAAATTCTCGTAATAGCCCACCGTGTCCTCGACCGAAGAGAAGTGGTTGAGCTTTGCCTTCACCCGGCCCTTCTCGATGGCCAGCGCCTTGAACTTGTTGAGCGAACGCTTGTCCACAAACACCCCATGACCGAGCGCCGGGCCTTCTTGGATCAAAGAAACGCCCATGATGGTGTTCCCTGATACCTTGCCCTGAAAGGCTGCGAATGTCTGAATCTCTTCTTTGACGAGCATACACGCCGCCCCAATGTCAATCAGTGCTACCACCCTCGGCTTCGTCCTCGGCAATATCTTCGGCCTCGTCCTCGGGTGATTCCTCGTCCTCGACTTCTGGCACATCCTCCGCAGGTGCAGCCGCTGGCGCCGGGATAGCCGGCGCGTTTGGTGCCCGCCGCTCCAGCATATAGATGGCAGTTGGCAGATCCAGCACACCGCCCGATGCGTCCTGTACCATCTTCGCATCCTCGACAAGCTCCATGGCCTCCGCGCGCAGCAGGCTGCGAATGATGTTGCGATCCTCACCGCGATCCGCTGCGATCTGCGTTTTGCTGATAATCCCGGCCATGGTCTCGTCGATAAGCGCCTTCGATTCGCGCCCGATGTCGGCGGTAACCTTAGCCGGAAAGCGCCATTCCCCCGCATCAAAGTCAGCCACGGCTGGCAAGTGCCCGAGCTGGATGCCGCGAGCGATGACGCGGATCACGATCGGATAGAGAAGTTTCTCCTCTAACGTTAGCTGCGTCATTTCAAACTCCCGCGCGGCCTGCGCCGCTTCCATCCTGACCGCTGTCCCCTGGCCTGCCCATGAGTAAATAAATCCGTAAGGCAGCCCGACGGCCAGTCCGGTCGAGCGAACGAGAGTGTCAAGAAACCCGTTAAATGTCGGAGACGGGCGGTTGAAATCGACCGGGTTGAACGATTCGCCTTCTGCGAGGTACTGGATGGCGCCCGGCTCCACCTTTTTCATCCGGTCGGCGTCGCTCATGTAATCACTGTGCGTCGTGTCGAGCGAAACATCCTGATCCGCGCTTCCATCCGCGTTGTTGATTACACCGCTGATTGATGAAAGGTACTTCACCGAGATTTTCTCACATGCGAGGATCTCTTGCAGGTCTTTGATGTCGGTAATGGCTGCGTCGAACGCGGAAAAGCCCCGATAAGAGTCAAGCCGGGTGGGGTCGAACAAGTGCAAGAACTCCTGCGCCGGCACTTCCAGAGCAGGCATCATGCTTTCGCCGGTCAGGCTGCGATTGTAGATCCGGTAACGAATCGGCCTGCCCATCGCGTCGATGACGACGCCCGAAAAGTCCTGCTCACCCCGCTTGAGCGGTTTGAACGGTTTCGTGTCCGTCCCGTTTCGGTTTGGGATCGAGCCGATGCGGTCAGCCTCGATGGCCTGTAACCGAATCGGACTAATTTTCAGCATCTCGTCGAGCTGGGTCATCGGCACTTCGGACACGATGTAGCCGATGTCCCCGTCGCGCTTCATACTGGTCACGCCAAGCCCGGCCAGCACCCGGAAGTGGTGGCGCCGGGTCAGATCGCAGCTTGCCATCCAACGCTCCACGTAGGCCGTGATCGCTTTGTTGGCTTCTTCGGAACTGGTGCGCGGCACGTACTGCAAGCGCCCAACTGAAAAGGTACGGTACTTGCGCAGGATGCTTTTGACCACACTGCTGTTTTCTTCCAGCCACCGAGCCTCCCGAATGAGCGTCACCCGGTCCGTGTGGTTTCGGCTGGAGTCAGGCTGATCCAGCGTTTGCCCGCTTGCCCGGCGATTCGTCGATGATTGCGCCCCGACGCGCCAGTATCCAACTTTATCGCCCGCCTCTAGCTGCGCTTTCGCGCGCTGACGTTGCAAAGCGGTTGCCGGACTGAAAAACCTGATCGTTTGTTCGATGAAACTCATAGCGGAAAGGTTGAAAAGTCAGGTTTGAGACGGTTGGAGATACCCGGGTACTTCACCGGGTCGAGCTGGTGCATCCTCCGCATCACCGCCCTCATCAAGGTCATGACGGGAATGCCGCCATCCGAGCCAGATGCGCGGGTCTCGGACTCACCACCGCCCGACGTGCTAATCACGATGGTGCCCTGTCCTTCGGTCAGCGCGGATAAGCACTGATCGTAAAGCGTTTCGCAAAATTGCAGAGAAGCATACCGTAAGATTGAAGGTCCGCCCATAAAGTCCCTTAGTCTGTCAAGCGTTGACAGCGTGACGCTCGATTGCTTGCGGCGCCCTTGGGGAAGGCGTTTCAAATATATCCGCTGTGCCTAGCAGCTTTTCAATATAAGCAGCCATCACTTGCATCCCTTCGCAGTCAAAAGAATGGTTTGGACCTAGTTTCTTAAAATAGTTTTTGTTTTTGCCAGTTTTTTTGTCTTTTTCGATAACAAACACTTCGTTCTGAATTTCTGTATAATAGTCCTTTGGAGCATTGTTTGCGACCTGCCATGATGCCCCCTGCCCTGCGCGCAAACGATGGAGAATTTGTTTCATCGGATCAGAACACATTACAATCCGTTTGGCGAGATCTGCTTTTCTAGCTCCCCTTCCAGCTAATCGAACAAGCCCTACCCCAGAATCAATGTATTGAATCTGCGAGTAAGGCCTTCTGACTTGTTGTGCTTTTCCGCTTCGCTTATCAATAATGGTCCAAGTAAAAAACTGAGCTTTGTCTCCCTTAACTGCGAACCATTCGTTGTCAGCGCATTGCCTGTATACTTCGCCTTGGTAGCGTTCAAAGCCGCAATCAATAAAAACTCTACTGGCGTTAATGTTGAACCTCTTTTGCAGATCTACTAATTGCTGCCAAGTGTACAGTTCTCCCGCATAAAAGAGGCGAGAATCACCATTTTGAGCCCATAAACGCACCACAACACGGAAATAGTCACGCTGAACGTCTACCGTCATATATCGGCGGAACTCTTGGTCCCACTCTTCTTCCATTGCAAAAGAGCCAGATAAATTGACCTCTTCGCTCTGGAACTCTCGCATATCCCAAAATTCACCAAGCCGCTTGCGTACAAACTCCGCCAATGGTGAGTAGTCGCCTAGTTTGCGTGAGTATTCAGCCTTGAGAAACTCGCTCGCTATCGTGTCCCATGATACCCATGGCACGGTTAAAGCGTTCCAGTGGTAACTCTTGACGCGCGGATCTGGTGCTGAATTTTGATTGAGGTAGAATCCGCTGTTTGCAAGCGATTTTCTCACCCTTGGGTCGTCCCGCAGCATGGCGTGACAGGCCGGGCATTCATATCGAACGGTATTCCGGATGCGCGCTAGGTCGTACTTGCCGTCTGCCAGCTTTGCCCCTTCGCCGTCCCACCTCAGTTGAGAGAGGACCATCGGCCAGTGCTCGTCACACTCCGGGCATCGCACATTCCACTCGCTGCATGAGCCAGCAATGAAGGATTCGTAAAACTCGCCAGAGTTGTTCATTGGCGTGCTCACGTAGATCCGCTTACTGTTCCGAGCATCAAATGATGTCGTCCGCTTACGCGACTCATCAATATGTCCGTGCGGCCAGTAAGCAGCCTCATCACCAATCACGTACTTCGCCGCCTTAGACTGGAGGTTGTGGATGTTGCTCGCACCCATCACGTATTGCGTCATGTGGGCGAATGCGACCGTCCTCTTTTGAATTGACTTGTCTCCACGTGCCAGCATCTTAGTGACAGGCTTGCAGTCGAGAATCCTGTGCTTGAATCGGGTGTCCAAGAACTCGTCCGCGTGCTCATCGGTTTGCAGGTAAAGACACATATCCCCGCCCTCCTCCGCGATCAGGTAGAGCATAGCTCCCTCGGCCAGGGCGGTTTTGGCACTTTGCACCGAGCACGCGCAGATGATCTCCCTTGTCTCGTGGTTCTTTAACTGCGTCAGCGGCTCTTTAATCCATGGCGAGTTCTTGGTATCAAATGCGCCGAGGATCGGCCCGCGCTCGAACCGCACGTGGGTGCGCAGCCAGTCCTGCACCTCCAATTTTGGAGTAGGCCGGAAAATCTCCCTAACTGCATTGTAAATGATCGAACTCATTTCTTTTGCCGCTTAGTCTTTGGTTTCTCCGGCTCTGCTGGCTTCACCTCTAAATCATCCCCGTCATCAGTAGGAGTGGTCAACGCATCCTCCAGCTTTGAGTAATCCTCCACCGACAACTCTTGGCATATTTTGTCGATCTTCTCCCGCATCCGTTGCTCTGCTTCTGCTGGCGTTACCCCGCTCACTTCATATGCCAGCTCCGATGGGACGCGGGAAAACTTGTCTTTCACCGCATAACAGATGGCCCTAAAAGCAATCAGCACTTTATCAACCTCAATCAGAATTGACTCAGCCTTCTTGTTCTTAATTTCTAAGTTCTTGCACTCCAGAAAGATCTTTCTGGCCTTGAGTGTCGCAACATCCTCAATGCCTTCGACGTTCACTTCGTCGCCATCGTTTAACCGCGTATAGTTTCCGTCTGACAGAAACTGCTTCCGAACCGCCTTGATCGCATCAAGATCGTATCCCAGCGGTGTCTTTTGGAATGCGTCCGGATTGATCTCCTTCCACCGCATCATGGCGGACACATACACGTTAAAAACAACAGCCACCTCGCTAAGGTTCTTTTTCCATCTTTCCTTGTCCTTGTGGCGGTGCAGGAACTCTGTATCGCCAGCAGACAAGACGATGCCTCGCTTGGCTTTCTCAAGTAGCAACTGGAATCGCTCTTGTGTCTGCTCTGGAGTGAGTGGCTCCATTAGGAATTGCGCATTGACGCACGGCTGCGCTCGATCAACTCTGCCGCATGAGCAGCGCGCCCAGTGCTTTCACACCACTGAATCCATTCGCGCAAAAGCACTCCTGTGTCGCCGAGTCGATCTTGTGAATCAGCGACCGTCTCCCGTGAAACATCCATGGTCTGTTGCATCCGCGCAGGTGTTTCGCCCAGCATGATTTCACTGTCCACTTTCGGTGGACACGGCGGCTTCGGGAATCTGTTTCTTGAGGTCATTGTAAATGGAAATAATAAATTGCATGTCTTCGAGAATCTCGGTGATCATTTCTTCATCGAGCGTATCCAGCACCGTCCCCTCTCTCCACCACCGACGAATGCACCCGAGCGATGCCATCAGGTTTTGAAATTTGTAGACATCCGTCTTCCTTGGTGTTGGTTTTGGCGCTGTTTCCCCGCCAATCGCGATTTGAAGCTGCTTGTATTGGCTGCTCCCAGATTTTTGAAGCGGTGGCGCTTCCGGCGACATCCGCGCCAGCCGCATGCAGCGGTAGACTGCATAGTAGTCGCCACCACCGATGTTTTGCGAGGCGTACTCTTCCCACCTCTCCTCACCAACGGCATCCTTGAGTTTGACGCACGCCTTGCCCACCGCCCACGCGCGACTGAATGCCGTCGCGGAAATGCCAGCCGCCATCTCCGCCTCATTCCGCATAATGCCCAGTTCTCTGGCCGCGTATTCTTGGAGCTGATCAGAGTCAAACGAATCAAAATTAGGTAGTGCGAGCTGCATATTAGGATTCACGGCGGATCTGGAATGGTGGCCCTTGCTCATTGATTGAGTATGACTCACCGGGACGCAGCTTCATGCGCTGGCGGATTGTATTCTTTAAGGCTGATAAGCTCTTAGCGTTGACTTCGCGCACTTCTCCCGCTTGTAGATGCTTAAAGATTTTCTGGCTCTTGCGCGGTTCTGTTGATTCGATTGGTGTGAACATGGTAGTTAGAGTTGTTTTTCTTGTGCGTAGGCTAGGAGCAGAAGAGCGTCCGCAGTCTTTAAGCTGACCTTAAGATGTGGGTACCTGCGCTGCGCCTCCGCTTTTAAGCGGTTCTTCCATTCGGTCGTTCCGCTGGTGTCCCCTTTGGTTCCGAGACGGAAATGCTTCTGCCAGTCCTGCGGGCGGACGAGGATAACCGGCATCCGGAGCGACACAGCAATGCCTCGGACAAGGCCGCAATTGAACGCGAGCGGGAAAATGGTCGATCCCGGTAGCGCTTTGCCGACAAACTTAGGAACGTCCTCAATGACACATTTGAGTCCGGGGCGGATGCGGAGAAGCACGTCGTCCATTTCAGCAAGCCGCTGAATTTCTTCAGCGATCTCGGTGTCGCTGCCTGGCATCCCCATGCAGGATGGAAGCGTGGAGCCGTCCCATGCGATCCCGCCGTTCACCCCTGGGTCGATTGTGATGTACGTAGTCATTGTTTGGGTGCTGGTGCGTCTTGTTCGATGTATCCCCATTTTGCCACGTGGACGGACTCATACACGTGACGCTGTTGAACGGGTCGCATTCCGTTTTGTGGCGGCAGGTGAAAATCCTGAAGAAGTTTATCAACTCTCTTAGAAAACGCTTGTTTGCTAAGACGATGCCGCTTAGCGATCTGTTCCATGCTTTCCTCTGCCCGCCCGATTAGGCCGTAACAATAGAGCACCACGTCCAGCTCTAGCAGTGGAGTAGCTGAGTCGGAAATGTGAGCCAGCACCGCCGACAAACCTCGGTCGTAGGATGGATGGTCAAGCCCGGCGCGCTTGTCGATCTCAAGGTGGAGTCGCACGAACTCTTCTTTTACAATGTCGATGGCCTGCTGGCGGCTGAGATCCGCGACCGCGCGCCAGCGAAGAACCACCCGCTCCGCTAGGATGTCCTCAAGTGCCTCGATGTACTCAGGCGCGGCGACCTGAAAAACTGGATGATCGGTGTCGATGCGTTACATTATTCTAAACATAAATAATGCAAGTTGTTTGCAGCTAAATAATAAAAATCACTAATGCAAAAAATTTGCAACAGTGCAAATTGTGCGCGCGAGGCGGAAACCTGCCCTGTCAAGCCTTATTACCAGTATTCTTACTGGGGGTGTACACCTGAACACTGTTCAAATGAACACCAAATGGTCAAAAACTAGTCAAATGAACAGTTTTTTGCAAAGTGTAAAAAAATAATGAAAATAAGAGATATAATAACGCCTTTATATCCGTTTTATTCCGCTTCTTATCCAAACAATGCTGGTTCTTATCGAAACACTGTCGCCACTTATGTGCCTAAAAACTTTTTACGCGAAACACGTGAGAACTCTATTTGATCAGCTAGTCCAAACCAAACCTCGCAGTTACAAAAATCCTCAGGTCCCATTTTCAATTTTTTCACGCCATTGACACAGTACTCCATCAGCGTACCATTGCCCTCCTATGCAACTTGACCCATTCGCTGGCCTCCCTTTCCCTCTCGCAATCTCAACGTTTCGCGCGCGTTACAACATCACCCAAGCCCAGTGCGCAGCACTCATCCCGCATCTGAGTGTGCGATCGCTTCAGCAGTGGGAATGCGGAGCACGTGTCCCCCCTCTATGGTCGCAACGCTTGATCTTAGACTCATTGCTGTTTTCCGACTTCTGTTACTATGCAAACGATACAAGTGATAAAACGAACACCAAATAAATAAAAGAAAAATAATGCAATTACTAGTTGACGATTGTACTCCAATGACGTACCATCACAACACAGCCCGCCAATCACGGCAGGCGCAACCAACCAACCAATATGAATAACGAAATCACATCCGGCAACTACAAGGCAACAGTAAAGCAAATCCAAGACGGATACGGAGATACAGCCTTCCGCGTCATGGTGCTTTGCTTGACTGGAACGCACGAAGCAGGCGACGTGCTCTTTATGAAAAACTACGATACGGAACGCGCCGCAATGACCGCAGCACGTCGCGAACTGAAAAAGGCAGCATAAACGCTTTTCGCTTCCTCCCACTTCTTCCACTACCCACCACCAACACCCCAATATGAAAAACATCATCCTCGTTACCCTCATGATCACCCAGGCATCCAGCCTCACATGGATCATCTCCCTAGAAGCCCGGCTCACCGACAGGCAGCCAACCGTGTTCCTCCACCCCTACGACACGCCCGCATCGGACACGCCCATCTTTATCGCTCCACCGCCCGACCGCCCGATGCGCCCCGCACGCCAGCACGCCACCGAGGATAGCGAACTCTTGCCGCGCATCGCTCTTGACACCGAGCCCGATGGTGCTCTTTTTCCATAGTCTGGAAAATGGACGTTTAGTAAAAGGGGAGACCCGGCTGGTGGGTGCCAGCCGGGTTTTTCATGCCTACTTGTCCCACCTCAACTCTCCCGGCATGACCAGCACTACGTCTGTTCTTTCCACGATACGATGAGCGTGTCCGCTGCTTCCCTTGTATTTAGCCCACATTGCCATTTCTAGGCCGTTCTTGATCGTCTGGCCGTAATGTCTCGCATCGAGGTCTGTCCACTCTCCTACGGCCTTCCCTGCCTTGTTTTTGACGGTTGCCTGCAGCACTAGCTTTTTGTGCACTGCGAATTGCGCCTTGTCGGCAGGTTGCGTGATTTCCGCCCATTCGCGCTCAATCGCGGCTTTTTCGCGCTGTCTCAGCAGAGAAGCGTCTTCGCGTTCTTGTTGCGCCTTATCCGCCTTATCCAGCAGTTCTTGCACTCTGGCCGCACTAGCAAGACGGCGTTTTTCCATCCTCAAAGCGTATTGTGTTGGCTCTTTTCTAGTTTCTTTCTTCATTATAGTTTCTTAATTGTGGTATGGTTTTTTTAACTCAATCAAACAGTGATCATTAGCACCCCTATCAAAAAACGTTGCGGAAAATCGCGGCGCTACACGAGAGAAAAGGCAGTGCTCCGCAGAGGCAAAAACGGCAAAATCCGGCCTAACCTGCAAAAGCCCCTTTATTTACTATAATCTCTCTTTTTTTTATAAAGAGAATAAATAATATCCCGGTAAACCGGTAAATGAAGGCTGTATTCCTAGGCTTTTAGGAATTTTGACAAAATGAAAGTGGCCAAAATATAAAAAGGTTGGGAATTTTCACCGGATTTACCGGTTTACCGGGAATTGCCATTTCAGCTCCTTAAAATGCGGTTTTGCATGACATTTACCTTGTAACTGTCATAACCGATGGAAATACTATAAGGCGCTTGTTTGAGTGCTCTAGTGAGCTTATTTGCAGTATCCACAACCGAGGTCTCGCCGGAGGCGGCGCACCAGTTCTTGTACTCGGTAAAAAGGTCACGCATCGGAAAGTGCGCACCAGGCATTTCAATTACTCGTTCACTCATGAACTGCTGCAGGCTGTCCTCCTCCATGCGGTATTCTTCGGTTGCGGCCTTGACCATAGCCGGCGGGCAAAGCCCACCGCGGTCTTCAAAATCCAGATAACCATCAATGGCACGCAGCAACATGCCAGGCAGCTCCTTTTTGAAGATGTCCCAAATCTCCGACCGCGGTTTGCGTTCGGCCACGGGAATCGTCACTTCCCACGGAATGAGGTGAATGCGGCGCCAGATGCCGTGATCTACGCCACTGATCTTCGGCTTGTGGTTGCCGACCATCCAGATCTTGTGCGTCGGTGAGAACGTATAAGGCCGCTCATACGGCCTGCGTGCTACAATGTCCTCACCACCTAACAGCCCCTTCACCATGCTCTCGTTGATTTTTTTATTGTCTGGCAGCTCGTCAGTAATGATCAGGCGCTTTCCTTCAAGCATTGCTTTTTTGTAGTCCATCGTTGCGTCACCGCTGGTGCCGAGAAGCGTGTTCACATCCACCATAGTGCTGAGTTGATCGCCTAGCAAATAGCGCAGCGCCATCAGTCCTGTGCTTTTACCATTTGCACCCAGCCCATAGCAGAAAAAGAGCGCATCATGATCGACAAAGCCGGTCAGGCTGTATCCGACGATTCGCCACCAGTACTCGATCATGTCGGCGTCTCCACCGAATGCGCGCTCGATAAACGCATCAAAATACGGACAAGTTGCATCCGCATCGTAAACGACCGGACAAGCCACGCTGAGAAGATCGGCCCGTTCGGTTGGCCTCACCTTTTTCTCTCGGAAATCGACGCACACGCCATTCTTAAGCCCGAGCAAGTGCCTATGTTGGTCGTACTCGGTTGCTGGCCTGCACAGTCGATCAAAGCGTTGTGCCAGCCCGAGCACGTTGGCCATGTACGGCGCCTTCTGCAAGCTGCCGCAGCGTTGGCGCATCTGCTGGATCTCGGCCATGTTGGCTTTCGTCACTTCCTTGTTCTTGGCCGCTTTGGCCTCAGCCTCCGCTGTGCTAATCAGCACATCATAGGCTGAGATGATGCGTGCGGACATATCGTGGATCGTGCTTCCCACGCTGTCTTTCGTCCACAAGCCTGTGTTCTCAGCATACTTTCGCCACACCTGCGATAACGGGTCGTATGCAAAGTCATTGCAGCCGCTGCGTAAAAAGACCGTCGCATCTCCCACTTGTTCCCGAGTGTAAAGCTTGAGAACATTTTCCAAGTCCATGCCGCCATCCTCACCGACGACCTGCCTTTCCTCGTCGGTCAGATCTGGTGGCGCCGGATCTCCCTCTAGCAGATCAGAGTGAGAAGCGCCAGTGTCACCGAAAAGCAAACGCCCCATCCACGTCTTGCGCTTTGCTGCTGCTCGTGCATCAAAACCGTGCTGCTGCGCGTAGTGAATGACCGTTCTGATCGTGACGTTCTTCAGGCGGTTCTTGTGCTTCTTCTCGTACTCCCCAGGGTGCTCCTCCGGCGCCCACTCGTTCAACACTGCACATGCGGCCCCAAGCGGCAGCACACTGAACACCCCAGATGCAACTCTCAGCCAGGTATCGTAGTCGGGTCGCTTTGGCAGATACGTCAGGATCTCCCGAACGTCCGAGATGCTCATATCGTGCTGCTCGGCTGCAAATGGTGTTAGATCTGTATTGACCGGCTTAGCGCGCACCACTTCCTTCTCCGCCTGTTCCGTTACCGGCAACACTTTGGTCCCTCCTTGTCGGCACCATGCCTCCGGGTCAAACGATAAAAAGCATAGCCGCTCGATGTCCTTACAGGCTTTATCGAGTTGCAGTCCGTACTCTTTGGCGAAGTATTCCTTGGCACTGTTGAAGCTGGCAAGGTGCCGCGTGCCGTCGATACGAACGGCGCATTTGATGCCAACGCCG